AGATCACCTCCTCGGCGATCATCAGACCATCGAGGTTGATGATCCGCTCGTTGCCATCGCCGGCACCGTAGTGGCCCTGGCCCAGAATCTGGGTGCCAGGGGTGTGGTAGCGAGCCGTGCTGCGCCCGGTGATACGGAACGCGGCCGATTTGCCGCCACGGATGTTGCGCTGCTGAACGCGATCCTTGAACACACACGTGCGATCAAAGGCATCCAGCACCTCGGTCATGCCGAGTTTCAGGAAGAGGGCATCAACATCGCCGCTCTGCCTGATTTGACCAAGACGGTCAAGATTGGTGAGAGTCACTGTTCCGAAGGACTGTGAGCCTCTGCCCCATGACTGCCTCCGATCTGGGGTGTCTCCCTAAGGAGGCCCAGTCATCTGCATCTGTGCAGATCAACTCATGCCCTAATTATGCAGGGAACGTCGAACGCGCCAGCGTTTTCTCGTACCACTTCCGGTAATCAGGGTCTTCTCGATAGAGATTGCGGCCGCGCTCATCGGTCTTGCGCATCGCCGTGAGCGCTTCCTCCTGGGTCTTGAACACGTCAGCCCGCGGCGGGGTGCCGCCACCGATCAGCTCCGGTTCGCCCTGTGGTTTCACGCTGGCCCGGGCCTGCATCGCCCGCAGCGCCAGCCGCACCGCAGCCTTGTTGCCGCTGTCCACGGCGGCGTTGTAGTCGGCCAGTTCGTCTTGGCTGAGGTTGGCCTTGGCCCACTGGCTGAGGCGATCAAACTCCTGCTCACCACCCACCAGCGTTTTGAGCTCGGCCACATCGGCATCGCTCAGGCCCTCGGATTCGGTGGCGGCCTGCTGCTGTGCAGGTTGGGGCCGGAAGGCTGCTTCGTACTGCTCGATCAGCTGGGCGGGGATGCCGGTCTGGGCGGCCAGCTTTTCGCGCAGCTCCTTGGTGTCACCGCCGGCCCGCACCGTTTGATCCCAGGCGCCCAGGTCGATGCCGGCCTCATCGGCGGCAGCCACGATCGACTCGCCGTAGAAGCTCACCGCCTGCTCGCGGCTCAGCGGTTCAGGGGTGGGGTCAACTGGCAGGGAATCCTTGTCAGTTGCCCGCTGGCCCAGCTTGCGTTCCAGCTCCTTGTAGGCCTTCTCAAGGTCTGCCGCGCTCTTGAACTTTCCGGCCAGCAGCTCGGGCTGTTCCTCAGCTTCCGGCGTTTCCTCAGCCGGCTTGGCCTCGGCGGCATCGCGCTGTTCGAGCTCCTGCAGAAACTCGCCCAGGGCACCCTCTTGGCCCGGGCCCACCATCGCGGCGGCCCGTTCGGGTGGAGTCAGTTCAACGATCTCGGTCATGGTGTGGTGTTGCGGGGTAAGCCTTCATCAGTTGCAGGGCCTTCTGGCCGGTGATCTCGATGCCGTGCCGCACCTGCAGCAGCAGCGCCAATGTGAACGGGTGGTCGTCGGGGTGATCCCGCGCCAGCCGGTGCAGCAGCTGGGCCCGTTCCTGATCGCGCTGTTCCGTCACGCGGCCATCGCCTCCGGTGGTGCGCCATCAGCCGGCGGCGGCGCCGCCATCTCCTGCGCGGTTGCTGCCGCATTGGCGAGCTTCTGCGGGTCGGCCATGCCGGCCGCCATCGCCTGCTGGGCCATCGCCATTTGCTGCTGTTGCTGCTGCTCAGCCGCCAGCTGCTCGTCGGTCTTCACCAGTCCGATGATGTCCATGCCCATCGAGGCCGCCAGCCGGCGGATCAGCTCGCTCGGCATCACGTAGGTGGTCACACCCTCCGGCCCCAGGGTGGAGTTGAGCAGCTGCATGAACCGGGCTGTCTTCTCCAGGTCGTTGCCACGGCCCACTGCCGCCAGGCCCACGCTCACCACCGGCTGCACCATGTCGGGCAGCTTCGGCAGCTTCCCGGCCCGCAGCAGCAGCGCCAGCTTGCGGCTCACATAGGGCTGTTGGAACTCGGTGGTGAGGATCGAGTAGATCGAGCCCAGGCTCATCTCGATTTGCAGCGCATGGAGCCGCACTTCCTCGGCGGTGGTGCGCTCGCTGTCGCGCACATCGGCCAACATGAACGCCTGGGCCAGCCGCGCTTCAATCCGGGTGATGCCCTCCAGCGCCACCCGCAGATCGGCCGCCTTGTTCACCTGAATGGTGGTGACATCCTCGGGGTTGCCGGGCAGGTAGGCGCCGTTCGGGGCTTCGGCCAGCTGCTTGGCATTGGTGACGGCATTGGGCCGCACCAGATGTTTCACCTGGGCGCTCACCAGTGAGCCCTCGGCGATGGCCTGGCTCAGGGCCTCAGCGGTTTGCAGGTCTGCCAGGCACGCCGCTTCGATGTAGCCGGGGCTGTAGCTGTGGCCATCCAGCCGGTACATCCGCACCGGCAGCCACGGCGATTCCTTCAGCGGTGCCGTGCCTTCGCTGCCAGGGATCTTCTTGCCCTTCACCTCCTGATACCACTTGACCTGATTGCCCTCCCACGCGATCTCGGTGTAGAGCTTCACCGTGCGTTCGTGATGCCGGGCCGGGCCGTCGTCGTCATCGCCTTCGATGCCTCGGGTATTGCCGTCCTCCTGCTCGAGCAGCTGCTTCACCTTCTCGGGCAGCCGGTCGTAGCTCAGTTCTTCGCAGGTGATCGCCTGCAGCGGGTTGCCGATCGGATCACGCCGCAGCACGTAGCGGTTGAGGTGGAAGCAGCGCAGCCCCTTCTCGCCCACGTACATCAGGGCGTTACCGGCCACGATCAGGTGCATCAGCATTTCGTGGACAGCCACCCGGTCGTTGCTGGTTTCGATGCTGCGCAGCACGGCCCGCTCGAGCTTTGCCAGGCCCAGCTCCATCTGGCTCTTGCGCTGAGCCAACTTCTCCGGGTCGGCGCCCTCGGCGATCAGATCCTGTTCGCTCTGCGCCAGTTCGATCTCGTCGATCGTGAAGCGGAAGAACGTTTCCGTGGGTGGCAGCAACGCCAGCACCAACCGGCTGGCGATGTTGTGGACACCACGGGCGCCCATCCCGTTCCACGGCAGCGGGTGTTGATCGTTCTGCCCATCCCCGTAGCTGTCGCCCTGCGGGATCAGGTAAGGCACCGTGAACCGCGCTGCATTGCGCGCGCGATCGAGGTAGGTGTTCCGGTCGCTTTCGAGCGCCTGGTAGTCGCGTTCGCAGCTCACATCAACCTCCGATATTCAGGCCGACGCCTGGTGCAGCAGCGGTGCCGCTGATCCGCAGCGAACTGGCTGCACCGCCCCGGCGGGTGGGCACGGCCCGCTGACCGCGGCTCACCGCAGCGGTTGGCGCCTGGCTGGTGTTGCCCTGGCCTTGCAGCACACGCATGGATGCGGTGGCGGCATTGGTGGCCAGCTGGCTCTGGGCCAGCACCTGCCGCTGCTGCGCTTCATCGGCCTGCAGCTGTGCAACCTGTTGCTGCTGGTCGATCGCGGCCTGGGCCTGGGCCTGCTGCAGTCGGAGCATGTCGGCCTGCTGCTGATTGGCCAGGGCGGTGCGTTCTTGGCCGATGCGCCTGAACTCAGCGCGCTGGCCCAGGAGTTGCTGTGCTTCAGCCAGTTGCCCCTTGGCCTGGTGCACCTGCAGGATCAGCCATGGATTGCGTGTCTTGGGATCAAACGCGTCCAGGCCTGGCCCGCTGTAGTTGGCCAGCTCAACGATGCGCTGCAGCTGGTCATCCGGACGATTCGCCAGGGGAACAGGTGGTGGGCTCCCTCCGCTGCACATGGCTCAGACTCCGATGTTGAGCCCGGAACCGCTGCTCGCAGCCGTGGCGCCGGGGGTGATCTTCAAGCCGCTGCGACGCTTCTCCTTCGGCTTCACCGTGGTGGTGGTCTGCGCTGCCACCGGTTCGCTCTGGGTTGCCGTCACCGCATAGGTGGCGGTTTGCCGGGCCGCCATGTCAGCCATCGCCGCCTGTTCCTCCTGGGCCAGCCGGTTGCGCTGTTCCTCCATCTGCGCATTGGCCCGGTCGATCTGCTGCTGCAGCTGCTGGGCGAATGCCTCCTGTTGCGCTGTGGATTGCTGCCGGTATTGCTCCAGCGCCATCCGGTTGCGCTCGATGTCCTCAGCGCTGGGGCCCTGGTAGACGATCTGCGGCGCCTGAGGCGCAGAACCGAAGCACATGATCAAGCTCCTGTGATGTTGAGACCGCTGCCAGGGCCGGCCGTGCTGGCGGTCTGGCGATCAATCCGCAGCCCGCGCTTACCGCTGGCCCGCGCCTGCCCAGCCCGATCGCTGCCCATCACCGGTGCCTTGGCGGGCTTCTCCGGCGGTGGTGTGCCGATCAATGCCGCCATCCGCTGCGCATTGGCAGCGGTGTCGTTGGCGCGCTGGGTCATCACGTCGCGCAGCTGGCTCAGCACCGCCTGTTGATCAGCAACGGCCTGGTTGAGCTCGGCCTGCTTCAACCGGGCAGCACCGTCCTGGCTGGCGCGGATGGCATCGAATTGCATCTGCGCCATCCGGTCGTAGGCCCCGGTATCCGGCATGGTGATCACTGCCGGGCTGCCGCCACCTGAACACATCAGAGTGCCTCCAGGTTGAGCGGGTCGTCTTGATCGTTGTCGAGCAATCGCTGGAGATAGTCGATCACTTCCTGCTGACCGATCAGGTGATCAAGTTCCCGATGCGTCATCTGCCGCGTGACGCCAACAGGAAAGACGCCACGCAGTTTCGTCAGCAGTTCTTCGGTAACGATCGGCGGCAGCACTGCATAGGTGCAGATGATCTCAGGCTACCGGAGGGTTCCAGAGCAGGGGAGTGTTGTTCTCCAGGTCGTATTCACCAGCGCGAAGGATGCGCGCACAGCGGGCCTGCTGCAGGGCCTGGGCCTCGGCGGCCTCGC